ATGAACAAGCAATCAACCCATTTGATTTTTGGAAAGGTGCTAACTTCAAACTAAAAATCAGAAAAGTTGATGGTTACTGGAATTATGATAAATCCGAATTTGAGGGTGTATCAGCATTGAAAGAGTCAGATGACGAAATCAAAGCGATATGGGAAAAACAATACCCTCTAAAACCATTTGTTGACCCTAGTAATTTTAAGACCTATGATGAACTCAAAGAGAAACTGAATAGGGTTATTACGGGAACGCAAAGTACAGCGACAGTAGATTCTGTAGACCTCCCACCACAGACTACAACTGCTGTAGAAATGCCTAAAGTAAGCGAATCTAAGCCTGCTAGTGACGAGGACGATACTCTCGATTACTTTAGTAAATTAGCAGACGAAGATTAATCCTTTCTCTCTATTACTGAAAGCATTGACCCGAAGTGAGAAATCGCTTCGGGTTTTCTTATAAATAGTGGTATGGCAATAGACATATTTGAACCACTAAAAGACTTACAAGGTAATAAGATGAAATCAGCTTCCTGGTATAGGAATGCTGTATCTCTAATTGCAGATAGAAGTAGCCCTAGTGAACTATTTGCTAGTGGTAAATTACTAGGTAGACCTAGTGCTGGTCGTATGAGTATGTTCTTTTATGACCCTAAATTTAAACAACGACTTCCTTATTACGATACTTTTCCATTAGTTTTACCTTTAGAACCTATGAGAGGTGGTTTTATTGGTTTAAATTTTCATTATTTGCCATATGGGGCAAGATTTTCATTCTTACAACAATTACAATCATATGCTAGTAATGGTAAGTTTGACCAATCAACAAAAATACAAGCCTCATATAACTCAATAAAGTCTAATAAATATACCAAAGTGGCAATCAAAAGGTATCTTTACTCACATGTAAGGTCAAACTTTTTGAGAATAAATGTAGATGAAATGGCATTAGCAGCCTATTTACCAGTTGCTCAATTTCAAGGTAGAACATTGGGTGGTGTATTTGCAGCCGCTAGAAAGAACTTCTAATGGACAGAGATAGAACAAAACAATTAGTAGAACATACTAACAAAGTTAATAAACAAAAGAAAGAACTAGAACTTTCTAAAAATTTAAGACAAGAAGTAGAAATTGGTGCTACAGGCACACAAAGATATAGAATTAAAAAAGGACCTAATAAAGGGAAAATACTATAATGGCTGTATTACGAGGCGGAAGACGAATAGGTAATTTTGATATCAGAGTTGGTTTACCAAGAGATAAATCACTTGTTGATATTGCAAAAGACCCCAGGTTACAGAGACAACCTGGTGGTGCTGGAACTATTCAAAGATTTCTGTCACAAGTAAATCAAGGTGAGGGATTTGCTAGAACAAATAGATACATTGTAAGAATTAATCCACCACCAACTGTAAAACTTATTAATGTATCAGCAGGTCCACCTAATCAACCACAACAAGAAATATCAGCAGAGTATGGTGGTAGAAATGAATTAGAAAGTAACGCAATGCTTGAGAATGTTGATATGATGTGTAATAAAGTTACTATGCCTAATAGAGATGTTAATACACAAACAAATAGAACATATGGACCGGCAAGAAGAATGCCTTATGCATATTCATTTAGTGGTGAATTAGAATTATCATTTTATGGTGATAAATTTTTAAGACAGAGAATGTTTTTTGAAAACTGGCAAAAAAAGATATTTGACATAGATAGCCACAACATGAGATTTTATGATGACTATGTTGGTTCTATGGATATTATGCAATTAGGTCAGTTTGATAGTAAACAAGATGATGACGCTAGAGTCACATATGCTGTAAGATTGTATGAAGTTTATCCACAAACTATTGGTTCTTATGATATGACTTACGGTTCTGAAAACGAACAAGTCATTGTACCGATTACATTGAATTTTAGAACATGGTCTAACTTAACAATAGACCAGATAAATAATGCGACAGTAGGTAAATCAAGAGGTGACGCACCTACTATTAAAGCGAGCAAAGATTTTGGATTGTTTGGTGGTATATTATCACAACTGCCTCCTGAAATTAGAAGAGCAGGAAGAGATGTACTACAAACAACTAGAAGAAATCTACCAATTGGTAGAGTTACAGGTGGAAGATTATTTCCACCTTTTGGTTAATATAAAAAGGAGTAAATATTATGGCATTGCCTATATTAGATACAGCGACCTATGAATTGACATTACCTTCAAGTGATGTACAAGTCAAGTATAGACCTTTTCTTGTAAAAGAGGAAAAGATTTTATTACTTGCTATGGAATCTGAAAATACTGCTGAAGTTACAAAAGCATTGAAAGAGATTGTTCATGCATGTACATTTGGTAGTCTAAATGTTGAGGCACTTCCTACATTTGATTTAGAATATATATTTTTAAATATTAGAGCTAAGTCAGTTGGTGAGGTGGCAAAACTAAAACTATTATGTCCTGATGATAAAGAAACCTACGCAAATGTAGAGTTAGATTTATCTAAAGTAGAGGTTCATGTAGATGAAAAGCACAACAACACGATACAAATTAATGATAAAATTAAAATGATTATGAAGTATCCTACGCTTGACACATTTGACCCCTCTGTGGACGCAACTAAATTAAAAACTGAACAATTATTTGATATAATTGCAAATACAGTTTACGAAGTTTATGATGGCGAGACCGTGCATAAGGCGGCTGATTATACTAAAGAAGAGATGAAGAAGTTTATTGAATCACTAACAAGTGAGCATTTTCAAAAAATTCAACAATTCTTTAATACTATGCCGAGACTTGAGCATGAACTTGAAATTGAAAACCCTAAAACAAAGGTAAAAAGTAAAGTAGTGTTGAGTGGTCTACAAAGTTTTTTCGTATCGCCCTCTCACATGACAACCTAGAGAATTATTTTCAGGTGAATTTTGCTTTAATGCAACACCATAAATATTCTCTAACAGAGTTAGAAAACATGGTACCTTGGGAGAGGGAAATTTATGTGGATATGCTAGTCAACCATATAAAAGAGGAAAAAGAAAAGGCTAGAGAACGAGAGAGAAGGAAATAATGGCTGAAGAAGAAAAAATTGTAGTACCTGCCGATAAACCTGAAATCAGTAAAAAGGTAAAGGTTGATTTAGAGGTAGATACAAGCGTTAAGGATATGGGTCCTAATCCATATGCAAAACTTATTCATATGGCAAGAGCAGTAGATAGTTGGAGAATATTTCCAAGACTGTTCTTGACTGTTTACATCATATTATTATACAAATGTGTAATATGGTATATGGACTTACAGGCGCCGACTATGGAACAAAGTGGGTTAATCAGTATCGTTGTAGGTGCTGGCGCTGCTTGGTTTGGTTTATATACAGGTTCAAGTAAGAAAAGTAAATAAAAATGGCAGACACCCAAAAAGATAAAAATGTAGGAACAGCACTAGCGATTGTAGAAAAACAACAAGATATTGTTGGTAATGCATTAGTTGGTGCTTCAGGTTCAGCTGTTCTTGCTGAGTCTACAGATAGTCAATCACAAATACTAGAACAAATAAGAGATATACAAATTAAAACATTAAGAGGTATTGGTGAAGTTGCTGAAAAGTTAAAAGAGATATTTAATTTAGATAAAATAAAAGAGAGAAGAGAAAGAGAAAGAAAAACTGAACTATCAAAAGAAACAAAAACATTACCTGCTGGTTCTGCTGGCATAAGTGTACCAAATCAAGATGATGGTCAACAAGGTGAGGGTGCAGGTGGTAAATTAGCTGCTCTATCAGCATTTATGATGGGGTTACCGGGTGTTCGTACAATAAAAAGATTACTTGCTCCGATTATGGCATTTTTTGGTAAGAGTGGAGTATTGTTTAAAATATTTGGTAGATTTGGACCTCTTGCAGGTATAACATTAGCAGTTGGTTTTTTAATGAGATACATGGATGACATTGTAAAAGCATTAGCGCCTGTACTAGACGGATTAAAATCATTATTTAAAGAATTGCAACCTGTTTTTGACAAAATCATGGAAGTTGTTGATATTATTGCTAAGGCGGCAATTATAAGCATTGGTCAATCATTAAGAGTTTTAATTGCTGGTATTGAAATGACATTTAAAACATTTATGGCAAGTTTAGAATTTGTAAAAGAAGTTTTGATGAGTATAGTAACATTAGACTTT